GTTTTACTGTAGAAAAACCAGATGGTAAACCGGAGGAATGTGAAGCATCCAATCCTGATATTTTTACAACTCAAAAGAAACTTTTAGATTTAATTTGGTTACAAGCAGGATTTTATCCAGACCCTCTTCCTCCTAAACAATACCGAGCCTTTTTAAATTTAGTAATGAAAAATGTTACACGAGTTTATCCAGCTCCAGGAACAGAAACCAAAGATCAACTCTATCAACATCTCTATGAATTCTGTGTTAATTCAGCGCAAGCTAAAACACGAAGTGATATTAAAGGAGGTTTATGTTGGAGCGAAGGAGGATTTCATTATTTTCTTTTCCCATCTTTCTTTGAAACTTTACCAGTGAAATGGAAACTAGATTCAAGAGACACGGGTCTGCTTATGAAAGAAGAACTAGATGCAGAATTTGATCACTCTTATAACATAGATAATAAAACTCATAAGGTAGTTAAATTAAAACAAATGAAAGTTGACCAGATAGAATATAAAAAACCAAAAAGAAAGGAGCCTAATTATTAATGAATTATAAAGTATTAGGCCCGCCAGGGACCGGTAAGACCGAAACTCTCTTAAAAAAAGTAATAGAGTACAAGACTAAAGGAATTCCTTTAGATCGCATAGGTTATTTTGCTTTTACACGTAAGGCAGCTTACGAAGCAAGGGACAGGTTTCTAGAAGCCTTTCCAGAATTAAATAAAAAAGATGTTAAACATTTTAGAACTTTGCATTCATTTGCATTTAAATATCTAGGTCTGCAAGAAGAAAATGTAATGCAAGAAGAACATTATAAAGCAATTGGTGAAGAATGTGGATTAAGAGTTAAGTATGCCACTTATGAAAAAAATGATTTCAATGGAATTTTTACTTCTAACAGTGAATACTTAAGTCTTATTAACTTAGCGAAGGTAAGAAATATTTCCGTTTTAGATCAACTCGATCGTAATGAACATCTTGGAAAAATTGAAAGAGATAAACTTCAAGTCGTAGCCAAACATATTGACGACTATAAAAACACTTATTCTCTCATCGATTATAATGACATGATTGAAAAATTTATAAATGCTATTCAATTGCCCGATGCTAAAGTTCCTCAATTTGAAGTTATTTTTATTGATGAAGCCCAAGACCTTTCTCTTTTACAATGGAAAATGCTCAAAGCCTTGCAGCAATATAGTAATGATACTTATTTAGCTGGCGATGATGACCAAGCAATTTTTGGATGGGCTGGCGCAGACGTAGATTCTTTTATTAACTTTGATGCTATTGAAATTCCTCTTAAGCAATCCAAAAGAGTACCTAGAAAAATTCACGCACGAGCTTTGGATCGCCTGGATAATATTTTATTAGGAAGGCTCGAAAAGCCTTGGAATACACCAAAAGCAGAGGATGGAGATATAAAAACATATTTTTCTCTGACACCTATTAATCTCTCCAAAGGAGATTGGTATATTTTAGCTCGAACAAATGATTTATTAAAACCCATTTTTAAAGATTTAAGAAAAAGAGGTGTCTACTTTGAAAGTAAAGATGGACGTAGTATGAATGAATCTCTTTACAAAGATATTTTAAACTGGGAAGGCTGGAAAAAAGGCTCTGAACTTAACACCATCGAAGTTCAAAGATTATTAGAAAGATTTAATAAAAAATTTAAAGAGACTGATGACAAATTATTTAAACTTAATGATTTAAAAAAAGAATATGAATTAGATTCTAGTCTTCAATGGTATGATGCCTTTACTGCCGTAACCCCTAGCACTAAAACTTATATCAGAGCCATGCGAAGCAATGGAGAAGACTTACGTCTTAAACCTAGAGTTAAAGTTCTTACTCTCCATAGTTCAAAAGGAGGAGAAGCTACCAATGTAGTGATTCTTCAAAATCAAACCAGTAACACAATCAAAGGAGCGATAAAAACTAAAATGAAACAAGATGAAGAACAAAGAGTATGGTACGTCGGTCTTACACGATGTAGCAAAAATTTATTTTTAATTCGGTGTAAGGATCGAAGTAAGGAGTTTAAACTATGAGTAATCCATATAAAAAACAAGTCGGTGGTAATCACTATAAGGATATGAAAATTCAACCCGCTCAATTTATAAATGAAAATAATTTGCCCTTTGCAGAAGGAAATGCTATAAAATATATCTGCAGGCATAAACATAAAGGAGAAGTTCAAGATTTGGAAAAAGCTAAACATTATATTGATATGATTATTGAGAGGGATTATTCTTAATGCAAATACCTTTATTTAAACCTCAAACAGAATGGGTTAAGCCTGAAGAATTTCCTGATCTTACTTCACGACAACAAATTGCCATTGATTTAGAAACTTCGGATCCAGATTTAAAAACTAGAGGATCGGGTTCTGTTATTGGTAATGGAAAAGTTGTAGGTATTGCGGTAGCTACCGAAGGTTATCAAGGCTACTTTCCTTTTGATCATGAAGGAGGAGGGAACCTTGAAAAAACTAAAGTAATTCAATGGTTTAGAGAGACCTGTGAATCTCCTGCTATTAAAATTTTTCATAATGCGATGTACGATGTGTGTTGGATTCGTGCCATGGGAATACAAATAAATGGACCCATCGTCGATACAATGACTGCAGCTTCTTTAATAAATGAAAATAGAATGCGATATGATTTAAATAGTTTAGGTCGTGAGTATATTGGTTATGGAAAAGATGAAGCCGCGTTAGTTGCTGGAGCCAAAGAATGGGGGATTGATCCGAAAGCAGACATGTGGAAGTTACCAGCGATGTATGTAGGCAGTTATGCAGAACGAGATGCTGACGTCACGTATCAGTTATGGAAAAAATTGAGACAAGAATTAAGCAACCAGGATCTAGAATCTATTTTTGAATTAGAGACAGATCTCTTTCCTTGTTTAGTAGATATGAAATTTAAAGGCGTCCGTGTCGACGTGGAAAGTGCGCATAAGCTGAAACAAAAATTACTTGCAGAAGAAAAACAATTGCTGCAAGACATAAAAAAAGAAACACAAATAGATGCTCAAATATGGGCAGCACGATCGATTGCCACAGTTTTCGACAAATTAAAATTACCTTACGAACGAACAGAGAAAACACAAGCACCTTCCTTTACCAAAAATTTTCTTTCGAGTCATAAACATCCTCTCGTTCATAAAATAGCAAAAGCCAGAGAAATAAACAAGGCACATACAACCTTTATAGATACCATTATTAAACATGAGCATAAGGGTAGAATCCATGCAGATATTAATCAAATAAGATCAGATCAAGGTGGTACTGTCACTGGAAGATTTTCATATTCAAATCCTAATTTACAACAGATTCCCGCACGTAATAAAGATCTCGGACCAATGATTAGATCCCTTTTCATTCCCGAAGAGAAGTGCGTGTGGGGATGCTTTGATTATAATCAGCAAGAACCGAGGCTGGTTGTACATTATGCATCTCTTCAGCAGTTGCCTTCGGCCTTCACCGTGGTGGACGCTTATAAAGAAGGCAATGCTGACTTTCATGACATTGTTGCCCAAATGGCTCAGATTCCTAGAACACAAGCCAAGACAATTAATTTAGGATTATTTTACGGAATGGGTAAAGCTAAACTTCAAGCAGAGTTAGGAGTCAGTAAAGAAAAAGCTGATGACTTATTTTCTACCTATCATTCCAGAGTTCCTTTCGTAAAACAATTAATGAATGCTGTTTCACAAAGAGCACAACAAAGAGGACAGATCCGTACGTTGCTAGGTCGTCTTTGTCGTTTCCATTTATGGGAACCAAATTATTTTGGAATACATAAAGCTTTACCTCATGAACAAGCCATTCTTGAACATGGGCCTGGTATTAAAAGAGCATTTACTTACAAAGCATTAAATAAATTAATTCAAGGTTCAGCAGCAGATATGACAAAAAAATGTATGTTAGAACTATATAAAGAGGGAATTATTCCTCATATTCAAATTCATGATGAACTGGACATTTCTGTAGAAAGTGATAAACAAGCTAAACACATTGTTGAAGTAATGGAATCAGCAGTTGAACTTGAGATACCTAATAAGGTAGACTATGAATCAGGTAAAAACTGGGGCGAAATACATTAGGAGGAAACATGGAAACACTTAAACACTTATGGCAAGATCATAGAAAAATTGTGATCGGCGTTGGCGTAGTTGTTGTTATATTAATTATAGCAGCACTTTAATAATTAAACATTTTAGGACTTTATGTTGAATGGCTTACTTGAATGTAAACATACCTGTAACCTATGCGCAGGTAAGAAGAGAATATTTATATGACCTTTCCGGACATGTGGGAGAAGTTGAAGACTGTATCATCTTTGGGATGGCATCTATTACAGGGAAAGCTTTACTCTTTCATGCAATTATGGAAAATGGTGCTGTCTTCTATCGTTTACCAATATCTGCCTTCATACAAAGAGGCTTTAATGTCAAAGACGTTCCTAGGATGCGACTTGACGAGCTGGAGCTTTGGAATTGTTTTAGTTACTATCCTGCTGTTACTTCTTATGATATTTTAGCCAGCCAATCGGGAAAATATATAGGAAAAGACAAGAAATGGTATCACGGTAAATATCTTTTTACGGTTGACTGGGCTCACCCAGAGAGTAATATAGTAGATACAGATCATTCGGAAATACCGCACGAACATAAGTGCGCACACATACTGGCTCTTGAAAACGGCAACTATGCGGCTCAGCCAAATAATAGATTAATATGGAGCATACCATCTTTTACAGTGAAAGATGAAGTTCCAACTGATTGGAAGGTACAAACAAGTGATTGGAATGTTGAAGATAATCGTAGATGGAGAACTGAAGACTCGGACAAATACTTCTATGATATTGAGCATCAAAAAGATGCTGAAAAAAATATATAAAAGAATTTTTTTAAATGACTAAATGCAAAGATTGTAAATGTGACTGTCATTGTTCTGTGCAAGAACACGGTGATAGCTATGGCGTTTGTACATGTATCAACTGCCGTTGCAAAGAACCTGAAGGTATGGTAATAGATGACACCAATGAATGTGAGGCATGTCAATAATGAATAAATTTTATTTAGTACTAGCTCTTTTATTTGCTTTAAGCGCCTGTTCGATGGGGCCTAAATGTACCTATACTCAAGAGGGAACAAAGATTTCTTCTTGGTTTTGGGTTTTTTCTGGTGAAAAACCATCAGATATAGATAAAAATAATTGCAACTAAAAGTTCCTATCTATACATTTATAATGTGCTATCTTCTAGCCAGTTGTTTTGCTACAACTGTTAATAATGCCCAAAAAGAGAAACTACATCGCTCAACTTCTACGCTTCAGACTCTTCCGTCAACGGATTCAATTAAATAAAAAAAGATATAATCGTAAGAAACTCAAACCTTTGAAAGAACTACGAAATATGGTAGAGTAAATTATGGTCAAACCAAGATATATAACTAATGAAGTCATTATACCTAAACCGGGTCCAAAAAGAGTTAAGGATGAATCTTTTTTTATTGGTCATGTACCTTACGAAGAGGAGACAACAGACATTCATGTAGAAGTTGATGATGGAATTAAACAACCCCATCTAGATAATAGTATAATAGAACCTTCTGAATGGTCTAATCTATTTAAAGATGAGTGATAAATGGAACACAGATAGTTTTGGCGGTAGAATGACTCTTCAAGCTGAAGTAGTTAATGGAACTTGTCCTACGTGCTCTCAAAATGGAGTATTGGTATCTTTAACCAAATGTCACTATAGATGTGTTACCTGCGGGGCAGATCTAGAACAGAAAGTCAACGGAGTAATCTCTTATATCCCTATAGGGGATCCTAATACTAAAATGGTATTGAGGACCGATGGCCCGCAAGAAGCTTAGCAAACAATTTGGTTATAAGTATATAAAAAAACGTCCCCGGAAAAGACCAGGACGTCATGCTAAATCCTATTCAAAAAGAATTCCACGCAGAAAAAAATATCGCGGCCAGGGTAGATAATTATCCGCCCCAATCAAAAGTATCGTCGTGTACTACACAGTTTGAATAATCATTTTCCATATATCCCTTTAAGTTAGTCTCTCTGTCCGAAAGAATTCCAGACAGAGAGAAATAGAGAGGTGATCTCAAATCGGTACCACATTGTTGCCATTATTGTCAAAGCATTTGTACTGGTTTGCACGTATATTTTGTTCCCACGCGATATTTGTTAACAGTGGCATAACCCATTTTTTGTAGAAGATTAATAGATTCTTTATGTGCGGATCGGGAACATTCATACCAAGTGTCAAATACCTTCTCAGACTCATAAGGAGGTAAACATCCATTTCCCTCAATAAAGGAGCACACCCATAAAATTAATACATATTTCATCTTGACAGCCTATGGCTATTTCGGTATATTATCCCACATTATATACAAAGGAAACTATGACAGACATAACTAAATATAAAAACGTAACACTTACTAAAGAAACATATAGTCACATTCAAACACTGAGTAAAGAAGTTTTTGACGTACCAATTAGTTTATCAAAAACGATTCAGTATTTAGCCGAAAAGGAAATAGAAAGAAAAAAGAAACAGAAAACAAATGGGAAAATCAATAAATAGTTGGAATAGCTACGTAGGACATATTGAACACGACGGGAAAAATGATTCCCCAGAAAAAAGACTATTTGTAGCAGTCTTAAGTCAAGCCGCCCATGATTGTTTTTCTGGCCATGTTGAAAAACATGATAAAGAACAAGCAAAAAATTTCTTTTTGACAGACCATTTTCATTTTGATTTGATTTGTGAATTAGCAGATCGTAATCCAGTCTATGTTAAAGATAAAATGAGAGAGAAAATTATCCTGAATATAGATTTACCCATACAATCTAATAAAGGATACAGAAGAGATCAAAAGAAATATAAAAGAAAAAAATGTTTAACTGGCAACGCCTATTATGCTGCTAAAAGAAACAGAGAGGAAGAACATGTATAAAGAAATATGCCCTGATTGTAAGGGAAATGGATATATAAAACATAATGGATTGTACGAAGAAACTATAGTACAGTGCGAAACTTGTAAAAGTGAAGGAGAATTAAAATATGCTCAAAGTGAAATTGATAACTTTATTTATAATACTTACTTTCGTAAACGGGTGTAGTGAGTTTGCTCTACTGGCATCAGGTAGTTCCGTTGCTATTTCGCAAAATGCATACGCTCGAGCCTATAGTGGTATTGATGTGCTAACGATTGTACAAACAGAAAAGGATATAAAGACACATATATATGAACACACTCTTACAACACTGGGAAAGACTAAAAGATAATACACTTCGATTCATCGAAGTAAAAGCAGGTCGTATTTATAATTGGGCCTGGGATAAACGTTGGAAGGAAAGAGATTCAGAAGAATGGAAGAGAGGATATACAGAATGGAAAAAGAGAAAATGTCCACACAATTAAAATATAGACCTTTACCTGATGAATTAGAAATCTCTTGTAGTCCAATTGAAGGAATGGGAATATTTGCTAAAAAAGGTATTGCTCAAGGGACCAATCTAGGTATGACCCATATTAAAGTTGCAGACATAATTATTAGAACGCCTCTTGGAGGATTTTTAAATCATTCTGATGAGGCTAATTGTGCTAAAGCAGAACTTAGAATGTTTAACGAAGACGAGCCTGCACAACCACTTAATTATAAGAAATGGAATTTAGTTACATTAAGAAATATTAAGAAAGGAGAAGAACTTACATTAAAGTATTCGTTCTATAAAATATAATGGCTATTTACGCAGACTGTAAAAGTAAAAAAGAAGCCCGAAAGAGATGGAGGCAAAGTGAAAAAGGAAAAGCGTGGGATAAAGCGTATGCTCAAAGAGATTATGTCAAAGCAAAAAAGCATATTTACTATGTGAATAATAAAATGAAATGGTACAAAGAAAATGACCTACTTAATAATCAAAATACTATTGGCTTTAAAGATGGCTCCTAAAGATAAAGATTTACAAGAAATATATAATCGGATTTTTGCCGATGCCATGGCTTACATGTCTAAGTTTCCCATCCAAATGGTAGCAGCAACCTATATTGCAATTGCCATGCGTTTATACAAAACATCTTTAGAAGAGGATGAATACAAAACTATGATCCGCACGATTATGGAAACTGAAGTCGAACCCTACAGTAAAGATGAGGAGACGATGCACTGATGCGATATACCTATACTCTTGTTGATCATGAAGAAAAAAAAGAAATAGTTCAAGCCATGAGCTGGAAGAAGATGTTAAAAAGTCTTCTACTGAAGACACCTAAATTTAGTGGGTGGATTACTTACATTAATAAAAAAGGAAACGCGTTGACGAAAGTATTTAATGACGGAAAAGAAACAAAAGGAAAAAGGTAGAAAATGGGACGGACGTTCTCGTATTGCTACCGAACAATATAAACAGAATTGGAATGAAATATTTAATCATACTTCTACTCAGCACAAGCGGGATAGAAGAAACAAAACTAAAGATCAACGGTCTTAATTGTGGAGAGGTTGCGCAGGCCTGGATGGATGTCAATACGGTTTATTATCCGATGATTGAAGGAGATGCCAAACGTCAAGGCAACTACACGCATGATGGAAAATTACTCATAGGATGGATCTGTGGGTGATTGGATCAAAAAATATCCTCGAAAAGCAGAGGTCTCTGATTTTAAATACGCTAATACTGAACGAGGTTTTATTGTACAATATATTTCTAATCTCTATAAACCTTCTCGAATTAAGTATCGAAAGAAAGTCTGGATGCCCGAGATCACTAAACAACAGATGTGGGCTGAACTTTATTTACATATTCAACACATGAAAGAACTTTATCCTCGATCGAATGGACGACTTTGTCGCTATTGCCATGAGCCCTGGACGTATCTGGTTAGAAAAAAACAAAGGGGTCCCAAGGTGAGTAATAAAAGAGGAACAACCCATTCAACTAATTTTGCCATCGATCGTTTTGATCCGCTCATTACCTATGTACCCGGTAATATAATTTTTTGTTGCTCGGAATGTAATGATCGCAAGCATGATTCCAGACTCAGTGATTGGAAGAACTTTTTAAGGGTGGCCCATGAGCGATAAACCTTCTGTTTATGTAGCCATGCCTTGTTATGGCTCGATTCAACGACAAACCGTTGTCTCCTTACTTCGACTCTTTGACCAGTTTAAAGGAACCGGCGTCCAGGCTCACTTTCATACCATTCAATCTCCTTTGGTGACCCATGCGCGTAATATGTTAACGTGTGGATTTCTTCAAAGTGGTTTGGATTAT